GTTGGCGCCCTGCCGACTGCCCCATCTGTGGCTCCGGCCATCGCTGCGGCTTTGGCATCGCCTGTCCCTCAGGCCGCGCCGGTTCCCGACGTGACGGCCGCACCCACGGACACGGGCGTTCCGGCCACGTCCCCGCAGCCGGCCGCGAGCTTTACAGCGGGCCCCGCGGCTGATGCGGCTTCCGCTCCTGCTCCGGCCCCGACCGACCCGGCCACGGCTCCGGCCCCGACAGTCCTTGCCCCGGTTAGCGGGGTGACCAACTAATGACTGTCTACACCGTTCACGATTCCTATCTGGGGATGAAGGACGAGACCGCATACGCGACGGCCGTCGCTCCGGCCAGGTTCTTCGAGTTCGAGAACGAGAGCATCAGCGGCAAGTACGCCCGCATCGACGCCAAGGGCGTCCGCGCGGGTAACCGCGTGCTCCGTACCGACCGGTGGGCGCCAAACTTCAAGGGGGCAGACGGCACCCTCAAGCTCGAAGTCCAGGACAGCAATTTCGGGCTGCTGTTCAAGCACGCGCTAGGCGTCGTCGCTACGGGCACGCCCACGGGCGGGTTCACCCCGTTCACCTTCACTCTCGGCGCCCTGGCTGGCCTGTCGTCTACGTGGCAGGTTGGCCGGTTCAGCACCGATGGTTCTCTGACGCCGTTCACCTACTCCGGCGGCAAGATTCACAACTGGGAACTGAGCAGCGCCGTTGACGGCGTGCTCGGCATGACCCTGGGCCTGGACTTCGCTACCGAGACGATCGGCGCCGGTACCGGCGCGTATGCCTTGTCGACTCCGACCTACCCGAGTGGTTCGCAGCTTTTCACCTACATCGGCGGCACGGCCACCGTGGCGGGGACTGCGTTCGCGGTCCACGACGTCACGGTTAAGGGTGACAACAAGCTCAAGGTGGATCGCTTCTTCATGGCCAACAACGGCCAAAAGAAAGAACCGCTTGAGCAAGAGATGCGGCTCATCAACTGGGAGCTTAAGGGCGAGTTCGACGGGCTGACGCAGTTCAACCGGGTTGCGTCTCTCACGAGCGCTGGCGCTACGGCTGCCATCGTCATGAACTGGGCGACTCCTCAGGGCGGCGCCCTTCAGGTGAACATCCCTAACGCCCGGTTCGACGCCGGTCCGCCGCACGTGGATGGGGCGAAGATCCCTGAGATTGCGTTCACGGGCATCGCCCTTGACGACGGCACTCTGCCGCCGATCTCGATCGTGTACACCACGAAGGATGCGGCTCCCTAATGCCGTACCAGCCGGGCCAGGGCCGGGGGAAACAGTTCACCTCGGGCTATGCGAATGACTTCTCACAGAAGATCCAAGTTGAGGGGTTGTACGAGTTCCTTCGCTCGGTCAAAGAGACGGCCCCCCAGGTTGTTGGGGAAGTGGCCACCACGAACAAGATGGCCGCCGACATCGTGAAGGACGCGGCCAAGTCGAAGGCATCGGGGCTCGGCGGCGTTGCCAACAAGGCAGCCGGGAGCCTGGCCACGTCGAAGGCGACCCGTCAGGCCAGTGTGCGCCTCGGTAGAGGAATGCCGTTCGCCTTCGGCGCTGAGTTCGGCGCGTTGAAGTATCCGCAGTTCGAGCCCTGGCGCGGCAACCAGTGGGTTGCCGGTTCCGGCCCGGCGGATGGCGTCGGCTACTTCCTGAACCCCGCCGTTCGTGAACAGCGGGCGAAGGTCGAAGCGGTCTACATGGCAAACATCATGCGCCTCATGCGCGAAGCCGGGTTCCGCATTTCGGACCTGGGCGAGTAGTTCCGCGGTTCGCTTTACAGCGCCCCGCCGGCCAAGTGCTGGCGGGGCTTTCTACTTGAAGAGGAGACCCCCTTATGTCTGAAGTTCTGCACCTCGACCCCGAAGACCTCTCCATCGGCGACCTGGAGGATTTCGAGGAGATCACCGGCCAGTCGCTCACGGAGGCGCTGAAGTCCCGTCCGGTCCTGGACGCGGAGGGCAAGCGGCAGTTTGACGAGAAGGGCCGTCCGCTGTCGGAAACCCACCTCACGGCGAAGGTCATCAAGGCCCTGGTCTATGTGACCAAGCGCCGGGAGGACCCGGCTTTCACGATCGAAGACGCGCGGCACGTCCGGCTCTCTGAGCTGAAGTTCGCCGAGAGCGACCCGGAGGGAAACGACTAAGGCTGGAACGGCTGAAGGAATGGGCATTGCTCGCCCGTTTCTTCGGCTGGACACCAGCCGAGATCAGGCAACTAACGCTGTCCGAATACCGCATGTTCTATGGGTACGCGGAAGCGCTACGGGATTCGGGGGGATAAACCGTGGCGGCTGGTGAGCGGATTCTCCGCGTAATCATCGCGGGTGACGCGTTGGGCGCTGTGAGCGCCCTTGACGAGTTGTCCCACGGCCTTGAGCGGGCGCACTCGTCGGCGGATTCACACGGCGGCGGCATTATGTCTTCGCTCGGCGGGGTGGCTAAGGGCATCGGCTTGTTCGCTGTCGGGGCCGCTGCGGCGGCCGGTGGCATAGCGGCAGAGCTGTACAAGGTCGGCTCTGGCTATGAGCAGAACCTCAACGCGATTCAGGCTTTCACGCATTCCACTACGGACCAGATGAAGGCCCTGGAGAACCAGCTTTACGGCATGTCTCCGAAGTTCGCTCAGATGGGTCAGACGGTCGGCGACGCGTCGGACGCCCTCTATCAGCTCACCAAGGCTGGCGCGTCCAGCAAGGACGGCATGACAGAGCTGGTGCCGACTATGGCCCTGGCGAAGGCCACGAATACCGATTACTCCGAGTCGGCCAAGGAAATGACGCGGGTCCTGGACTCGTTCAATCTGAAGGCATCGGATTCCTCAAATGTCGCTGACATCCTGACCAACGCGACTCACACGAGTACGCAGACGCTTCAGGACATGGCGGACGGCCTCAAGTACACGTCCGTCGCGGCTCACGACTTCGGCATCAACCTTCAGACGACGGCCGCCGTTACGGCGATGTACGCGAACGCCGGTATCCAGGGCACCAACGCCGGTACGGCATTCCGTCAGATGCTTCTGAACCTGTCGGCCCCGACTAAGCAGGCACGTGACGCCATCAAGGCAATCGGCCTTGAAGCGTTCGACTCACAGGGGCGCATGAAGCCTCTCGGGGACATCTTCCAGCAGTTGCAAGATAAGTTCGGCAAGGGCCTGGACACCCATAGCCTTGAGAAGATCGCACCTGACCTTAAGGCGATATTCGGGGCTCGCGGTGTTGAGCCTATCTTGGCGGCCATCAGGCAGGGCGGCGGCGGCCTTGACCAGTACATCAAGCTGATGAATCGGTCAGGCGAGGCGACGGCCATTGCGGAGGCGAAGTCCAAGGGGCTCTCGGGTACGTTCAACCAGCTCCGGGCCACGATGGAGTCAGCATCGCAGCACCTCTATATGCAGGTCGCTCCGAAGCTGGCGAACTTCCTGAACCCGTTCGTGGCGGCCCTTCCGGGCTACCTGTCGAAGGCCGCGAAGTACGGGGAAGAGATCTGGACTGCGCTGTCAGATCCGGGGAAGGCGGCGAAGGGCCCGAACGGCGGAAGCGGTTTCACAAAGGGCCTTGTTGAGATCAGCAAGGTCGTTCACAACGAGGTGATTCCGGCCCTCGGCCAGATAGCCAGTTTTGTGAAGAGGGACGTTGTTCCAATGGTCGAGCAATTCGGCCGGGTATTCGTCACTCAGATCGTGCCGTTTGTTGCCCGCGTCTCGGCAGACATTGCCCGCCTGCTGCTGCCGATCATCAAGGATATCGGCCGGTTCATCAAGACGGATGTACTTCCCTCGCTGAAGCAGTGGGGCGAGTTCATATCGGCCGTAGTTATCCCGAAGATGGAAGTGCTCTGGACTAAGGTTCAGCCAATCCTTCAGGCGCTCGCCGACTTTATCGAGAAGAAGATCATTCCACTTCTCGACTGGGCTTGGAAGAACGGGATACAGCCAATCCTGAAGGATTTGGAACCGCTGATCTCGGATGTCCTTGACGCGCTGGCCGGGCTCTATGGCTTTTTGGCTCCGGTCGTTAAGTGGATCATCGATGTTTTCGGCGGGCCACTGGTCGACGCCGTTAAGGGGTTCCTTTCCGGCGTGTTCATCGCCGTTGAGGGTGTGATTGAGTTCCTGCGGGGCCTCCTCGCATTCTTGAAGGGCGTTTTTACCGGCGACTGGGGCAAGGCCTGGGATGGCATTTGCAAGATGGTCGCGGGTGCCTGGGACTTTATTTATGGCCTCCTGAAGGCGATTATCTTCGGCAAGATAGTAAAGCTATTTGTCGAAGGCGGAAAGCTTCTCATGGATGCCGTAGAGGCGCCGTTTAAGTGGATCGCTTCGCAGGTCGAATCTTTCGGCTCGGACGTGACTGCCGGTTTTACCAAGCTGAAGCAAATGGCCGGGGCAATTTGGGATTCCATGTGGGAATCCGTGACTTCCACTTTGTCATCCGCGATGAAGTCAATGGGTGACAATGTCGTGCGTCTCGGCGCGGATGTGCTCCGGTGGTTCCAGAATTTGCCGGACGAGCTAGGTCGGCTCCTGGCGGACGCCGGACAGTGGCTTGTCGATACTGGTACGAAGCTTCTGACGGGGCTGAAGAACGGCATCCTTACCGGCGTGAAGGCGGTCTATTCGTGGTTCACCACGGATTTGCCAAACGGTGTGAAGGGCGTTCTTTCGGACGTCGGTTCGTGGCTTGAGGACGCCGGTTTGAACATGATGAAGGGATTCATCAAGGGCGTGCAAGACATGGCGGGGCAGGTCAAGGATTCCGCCGTGGGCGTCGTCAAGGACGCCTATAAGGGCGTGAAGGACTTCCTTGGCATCAACAGCCCTTCGCGTCTCTACATGGGCCTTGGCCACGGCACGGGCGAGGGCTTCATCAATGGCGTTGTGGCGAAGACCCGGGCAGTCCATGACGCCGTGGTGGGCATGGTCACTGTGCCGGCTAACCGCTTTACAGCGGCCTTCCGTCAGCAGCAGCAGACCGCTTCGACAGCGGCGGCTACGGCCGCCCGGTCGGCTGGTCAGGTTTGGGCAACTGCGGGCGCGGTCGGCCCTGTGCCGGCCGGAGGCTTTACAGTGCCCGTCACTATCAACGTTGCCGGGAGCATCCAGGCTGAGCGGGATTTCGCTCGCACCATGTCTCAGGCAATCCGAGACGAGATTCGCCAGATCGCACGCCGCAACGGTGGCGCGACTGGCTTGACCGGGATCTAGGGGCCGGGCTACGGCGTTTCAGCGGCATGGCAGGGGCGATGAGAACTAGTATCCCTGCCATGCTGCCGAGCACGCACATTTACATCAGCCTCCACAAAGCCTGGGATCTTTGGTTCCACGGCCAGGACGTCAAGGCAGACGGCTATATTGTGTGGGGCCTCCGCCTTATTTGGTGGGGCCGGATTGGTGTGATCGCCGGGTTCCTTGGAGGTTTGATCATCATCCTGGATATCGTTGATGAAGAGAAGTTGAAGAAGTACGGCGTCCGCTCCTTGGCCAACGTCAAGGAAAGGGGCTGGTCGGGCTGGGTCATGGCTATCGCTTACTTACTGACCATCTTGGTGATTAACATTTCACAGGGATGGGAGTTCTGGAAGCCCCATGCCATCGGGCCAGCAGCCTATGTTGCGACTGCAATTTTTGCCTTCGTTTGGATAACGATGACGATGGCCTTTTGGACGTTTTCTAAAGGGCGACAGATGATGTATGCGCGCTTCTTCGCTCTAGCGATGCTGGCGATTTCGGCGCACTGCACGCTTCTGACTAGTTAGAGGCTTAGTAACATACGGGGGGAGGAACGGCCCTCACGCTTCGGCGTGGGGGCCTTTCGCATGTCTACAACTCTTGGTGTTCACATCGGCTGGGACGCGAACCTGCCGGACCAGTACGTCAAGTACAGCGACGTGTCCGGCTACGTGACGCAGGTGGATACACAGCGGGGCCGTTCGACGGAGCTGGACGATATCCAGACCGGCACGGCAACCGTGGTGCTCGACAACAGCGACGGCCGGTTTACTCCGGGCCGCGCCTACGGCAAGGAACTGCTTCCCGACAACGTCCGGACTTCGTCCGCTTTCGCTCAGTCCGGCAGTAACGGGTTCACGCCTGGAACGAATACGGCTCTGCATTCTGCAAGCTCGCCCACGCTGTCGTGGCAGAGAAGCCTTCAGGCCATCGTGTCTACGGCTGTCGCCGGGAACCGCATCGTCCGCACTGCGGCGGTTCCGGTGAAGCCGGGGCTTCAGTACCGGGCCTCTGTGATGGCTACGGTGTCCACGGGGACCGCTCAGGCTCAGGCTGCAATCCGGTTCTACGACTCTTCCGGGAATGACCTCGGCAACGGCACCGACTACGACACGACATGGAAGCAGTACGCCGATGTAGTCCGGGCTTCTATGCCGGTGGCCTACCACCGGATGAACGATGCCGGAGGCAACTCGTGTGCCCCGACTGCGGGGCGAGACCCGATGGTCACCTACAACGTGACGGCTGGCGCCGCTGGCTCGTCGTGGGCGGCGGGCGGTACCGCTTCGGTAGGTGTGTTCAATGGGACCAGTTCCATCGCGGAGCCCTGCGGTATCCCGCTGGCCACGGTCGTGAACAACTCCGCGTCGGCCGGAACGTCTTCGGTCGAGCTGTGGTTCAACACCACCACCCCGGGCGGTCTGCTGGCGGATGCGCCTTCGGCGGTGATGTCTAGCAACTTCTCCAACCCGGTGCAGTACACCATCAGCAGCGCAGGCGCCCCGGTGACCGGCGGCGCGTTGATACCCGTGGTCCACATAGGCACGGACGGATACCTGTATTGCGAGGGCACGGGCAAGAGCCTGTTCCCGGTGAATGACGGCCTGTGGCATCACCTGGTGAACGCGGGCGGCGTCTACTACCTCGACGGGGTGCAGTTCTTCACGGGCAGTAGGAAGTTCTCCCGCCCCGTGCTGGGCTACGTGGATTTCACGGCCTCCGGTACGTGGACCGCTAAGCCCTCTACTGGCTGGTTCAACGGCCGCATGGCCGATGTGGCGCTGTACCGCCACGCGCTGACGCCTCAGACCATCGCGGACCACTACCGGCATGGTGTAGCCGGGCCGCGTCCTGTGCAGTCCATAGGAAGCACGTACCCGCTCCCGTGGGGGCTGCTCACTAGCGGCGTTACAGCGCCGGCGAATGCCTTTACAGCGTCCGTGGAAGTCGTGACCAGCAACGCGGGAACGTTCTACTTCGACTCGTTCTCTCTGCGGACGGTTTCACCGTTCTACGGCCGTATCCGGCCGCGCCGGAGGGTGCGGGTCTTCGCCACGACCGGGCAGAACTTGATGCCTCCGGGGCTGAACCTCGGTTATCAGACGTACAGCGGCATCCCTGCCGGGGTGGATGACAACGAAACCGGAACGTGGGTTCTCGCGAGCGGAACGAACCTGGGGTTTGACCCCTCGTCCAACGTGACGACGTATGCCGCTAACTCGAACACCGTGTCGGGGCTATCGCTCTATGGGCCGTCAGGGAACGGGATTTCGGTCCCGTGGATGTTGCTTCCGGGGAACACGTACGTGTTCCAATGTCAGGTTGCATGCTGGCGGTTCGCTACGAACTCGACGGGCGTAACCATCGGCATCAACACGACCGTGAACTCTTCGCCGGGTTCTTCGACGTACTTCAACGGATCGGTGCCGGTACAGCACATCAACAAGGGCGACGTGTCTTGGAAGACGGTTTCGTATACGTTCACCATTCCCACGACCTACACGCAGCCCGAGTTTCTGTTCACGGTCTTCACCAGTGAAACCGTGTCGTCGGGCACGTTCGCTTGGCAAACCGCCCTCAGGAACCTTCAGCTAGTCGATGTCACCAACGGCCAGACGATCCCGGCCTACCAGCCCGGCGACGCCACCATGCCCGTGTTCGTCGGCGTGGCAGACAAGTGGGAGAGCACTACCGAGTACGACCAGACCGCCACGGTTCAACTGTCCTGCTCGGACATGATGAGGGCTCTCGGCGAGTCTCAAATGTCTAGCGCCCCTCAGTCGTTGGGTTTCCGGCCTGACTGGAACTGCCTCGGGTCCTGGGACCTCAGCCAGGAAGACCAGTTCGACAACATAGCGAACGAGGCCCCGAATCAGCTTTTCGGAACGGCCAACCTCCACACGGCTAACACGGCGGCGGTGAATAACCTTTTCACCAGCGAGTACCCGAATGTCAGCCTTACGGGGCGGTATCTGCCCCAGGGGAACGGTGGCATCAACTTTCAGACAGGCCTGTGTCAGTACTTGCTTTCGTTCGGGAAGCTCGCGGCTAAGGGCTCCCTTGAGTTCTGGTTCCGGCCGTACAACAACGCGGGCAGCCCTGACGTCTGGAACGGCGGGGACAACCTGATCTGTGGGTCAGGGCCCCTCCTGAGCATGTATATCGGCTCTGGCGGGACTGGTCAGGTGTCGTGCGGGTGGAACGGCCGCAAGGCCACTTCGACCAACATCGCGCCGGGCTCTCCCGGCAACCTGATGACTCGCGGCGGGCACGTCGCAATGGAGGTCATCACCTCGGGCGGGGCGTCGCCTACGGTTTCGGTGCAGGTCTTTTACAACGGCACGTCCGTTGTCTCTTCCAGCGGCGAAGCGTTCGGCCCTGTTACGCAGCAGTACAACGGGAACTATTCGGCGCTGTCGATCGGCGGTGACCGCAACTTTACCGACCCGATTTCGGGAACCTCGTTGCCGCAGTTCTGCGGCGAGGTCTACGCGCCAGCGATGTACGGCAATACCGGCATGGACTGGGCTACCAGGGTCAACCTGTTCTCTGTCTCGATCGGTAACCCCGCTAACACTCCGGTGAACAACGGCAGCGTTATCAGTGCGACGCAAACTCAGCTGCCTTGGATCGTGGCAGCCTCCGGCATGCCGCTTCCGATCACAGTCGGGTCCCAGTCTTCACCCGCCGATGTGCCGGTCTTCAGCGGCGGTACCGGTCTTGACGCGTTCAAGGCTCAGGCCGCTCAGACCATGGGAATGGTCGTGTTCAACCGGTACGGCGCTCTCTCGATCCAAGACAGCACGTTCCGCCAGTCGGGGAATGACGTGTATTCGTTCGACTGCACGGGGGCTACCGGACCGGACAGCGCAATGTTGTACGTGAACGACATTGACCGGACCTGGACCTCGGTTCAGCTCAGCGGCGATAACGGCACAACTACGTGGAACAGCTTCGCCGGGTGGGCTCAGTACGGGTGGCATCAGCAGTCGCAGACCGTTCAGAACACGACCGCCGCAACCGGCGGTTATGCGTGGGGCTTCCTGGCGAACTATCTGCAACCGACTGCGCGTATCGACTCGGCATCGTTCACCGTGAACAACAACGCTTTGGCCGCTACGGCGCTGCTGATCGATATCGGTTCGCACGTTCAGTTCATGGACCTGCCTGACAACGCCCCGGCAGACGGGCCGTATCAGGCCTATATGTGCTGGGCGGAATCGGTGAAGGTTTCGGCGCAAGCCCAGGGCGGCGTGATTGTGCCAACGGTCCAGGTCACCCTCAGCCCGGACTTCACCTATGTACCGATCATGTAAGGGGGGGTCTTGTCTTACGAGACCGTGATTTCAACGGTGGCAGTAATCGCGGGTGGCCTGGGCATCAGCTCGGGCGCCCGCGCCCGTGTGAAGGCCGCTGCACACGTCGCCACCATTGAAGTGTGGCGGGAAGAGGCGGAGGCGCAGAAGGCGCGAGGCGACCGCCTTGAGGCGGCGGTACATGAGCTGTCTGAGCAGATCACCTCTCTGCGCAACGAGGTTCAGCGACTCACGGGAGTGCTCCGGGCTGTAGCTCCGGAGCTTGTTTCTTTTACGGGGGGATTGGATGACCACAACCGAGACAGTTCTTAACATTGCGAGGGCCCAGCTCGGCACGATCGAGAATTCGGCCGGCGACACGCTTTACAGCGACTGGTACGGGGACCCGGACGGCTCTTGGTGCGACATGTTCGTGTCGTGGGTCGGCGCGACCGCCGGGGCGTCTGACATCATCGGCCGCTTCGCATGGACCCCATCCCATGTCGAGTGGTTCAAGAACCGGGGGCAGTGGGGCAAGGCGCCGAAGGTCGGCGCCGTGGTGTTCTTCGACTGGAACCACGACGGGGAGGCCGATCACGTCGGCATCGTGGAGACGATCAACCCGAACGGCTCCATAGGCACGATCGAGGGCAACAGCACCAACCCGAATGGCGGCCGGTTCGGGGTGTTCCGTCACACGGAGTGGCCTAGTGACGTTCTGGGCTACGGGTACCCGGCGTATGACGCCGTGGGCAACGTAACCGCTGGCGCTCCGAAGACGTACAAGGTCCGCAGGGGTGACACCCTGTTCGGCATCGCGGCCGTCCTGGGTGTGTCGCTGTCGGCTCTGCTGGCGGCGAACCCTGGCCCGGCGTCTCACCCGACCACGCTTCAGCCGGGCACTGTGCTTCAGGTTCCGCAGGCTACGGCCCCGGTCACTCCGGGACCGACTGTAAAGCCTCCGGCCGGCAAGCCGACCACGCCCACGCCGAAGCCTCCGGCGCTCGTGAGCAAGCCTCCGGCGCCCAAGCCTCCGGTCCCGGTGACCAGCCCGGCGCACACGCGGGTGCTGGCCTACGTCATGTCTGGTGACGACGTGCGGCACCTTCAGCAGTGCCTAGCCGACAGGGGATACCGGCAGCCGGTCACCGGCTGGTTCGGCCCCATCACGTCTTCGAACGTCCACTACTTCCTGTCTCTGCGCTCGTGGCTGTGGAACACGGGCGGTCCGGACTCCACTGCCGGGCCGCTGACGCAGGCCGCAGTCTGCAAGTTCTAATCCAAGGGGGAATCTGATGAACCTGTCTCTGCTCAAGTTCAACGTGTCGCGCGAGCCGGTTTGGCTGGTACAGGGCGTCAGCGCCCTGGCTGGCCTGTCCGCCGCTGTCGCGGGCGGTAGTGACTGGCGGTCCTACATCCCGTCTGTCCTGACGGCGCTGTCTGCGCCGCTGCTGCGCTCTCGGGTCGTGCCGATCCAGAAGGCGGCCGACCTGGTGAACGTTGCGCTTCACACTCCGGCGCCGGGCGGCGGCCCGGTCATCGTGGAGGACGTGAAGGCCACCGTGAAGGACGCGGAGAAGACCATTGCCGACGTCATGGCGGCTGCGCGCACGTCCGGCCTGACGGCTTCGACTCCGGCGGGTCCGGTGGTACTGCCTCCGCAGCACTAAGCCGCGGAGCGCTTTACAGCGCTCGGCCGGCGTTGTGAACGGGAAACCCCCGGCCCTTCGGGGCCGGGGGTTCTTTGTGTTTCATCCTTGACACATCATCTGTCAAGGATGCTACAGTAACGAGCGTTTCCGCAGGTAGCGGCGTTGATCGGAGGTCGGCTATGGCTCAGTTGTCAGAGGCTCAGCGGCGGGCGTGGGTTCAGGCTCAGATGAAGCGGCTGGGGCCGCCGTCGCCGGAGTCCATTCGCCGGACCGAACGACTCTGGTCCGAGATGGGACGACCCTCTCAGGGTCGAACTTCGGGCCAATGTTCGTCGTTCGAGGCATGATCAGTACGGATGGGAACTGGGATGCGATCAGCGCCCGTTTCTCGTCCATTTCTAGCTCGTCCCACGGCTTACCCCCTAGGTGTTGCACTAGGTCGCCTTGCATCTTGGCGGCCTTGAGCGTGTCCAGCTCGTGAGTGATGGTCGCTCGGGATTCGTTGAGCGGGCCGAGCGCAGCGTTTACGAACTCAGCGGGGATCTTCCTCGCGCCGAAGTCGGCGCCCAGCTGCCGTATCTGGCTCATTACGTCCTCAAGCTCCGCCGTGAGAGCGGCCATGCGGGCTGTGTTGTCTACGGGCTCTGCCCGTTGCTGCGCGCCCTGTGCATGGAACAGCTCGGTTATGAGCCGGTCAACTTCGATGCCCGATGCGGACGGGCCTCCGCAGCTCTTTGCGCTGTTCACCGGCGACGGGCATTGGTAGTAGTGCCGCCCCGGCAGTTTCTTTCCGCCGGGGTGCCCACGCATGGGGCTGAAGCACACCCCGCACTGAATGATGCCCGCCAGAAGGTATTTCTTCTTGCCGGGGCGTTCGTGGTATCCACCGCCCCGGCCTTCGGCCTTGAGCTTTGCGACTAGTGCGATGTGAGTCTCGTCCGACAGGATTGAAGTCCACTTGCCGCGTACGCGGTCCCCGTTGTCGTCGTACACGGGTTCGCCCTTGAGGTCGCGCCAGCCAGCGAGGCGGGCGCTCATCATGAGGTTTCGGAACGGAGCCCGCGACCAGTGGTTGCCAGCGGGGGTCAGGAACCCCGCGTCATTCCATTCACGCATGATCGTGGCAAGCGGGACGCCAGCAAGGATTTGAGTTGCCGCCCCCTTGATGAGTTCCGATTCGAACGGATCGAGGGTTCGCTTGTCGTCGAGCCAACCGGCGGGGCGCCAGCCGCCTACGGGGATGCCGTTCTGGGCTTGCTCCAGGTGCTTCCGCGCCATTCGGCGGGCGGTGTCCATGGATGCTTTGTTGGCGAACGCGACCATGACGCGGGCCATGGTGATCCCGTCAGGGGTCATCAGGTTGATGTCCCCCTGAACGGTGGCGAACACCAGATTTGGCCGGGTGGCGTAGATCTCGATTGCCCGTTCGAGGTCCTTGGGCTGCCGCGCGAATCGGTCCAGGTCGTAGACGACGATCCCGCCGATGCGGCCCTCTTCGAGGTCCCTCATCATCCGTTCCCACTCGGGGCGGACCACGCCCCGCTTGTAGGCTGAGACGTCGTTGTCTATGTAGGTGTGTTCGTCGTCGCCTAGCCAGTCGCGGAGGCCCAGCAGGGTAGTACAGTCCTTGATCTGGCGGGCAACGCCCTTACCCTCTTCCTCCTGGTCATCGGATATGCGGGCGTACTTCGCGACAGGCTTGAACAGTCTCACGAGGTGCATGCTAGCTCCCAGATGCTAGTTCATGCTTAACGATTCCAGTGCGACCAGAGGATTCGTTAAGCGGGTAGTAGGTCGGGGCCGACCGTAGCAGGGTGTTCACGCCCTGGGCAACGCTTTACAGGTTGCGGCCGGCGCTCACGATCTCCCCACGCCTCCTTTACTAATCCTTTGCAGCGAGACCGGAAAGTCACCTCCGGTTGGAGGGTAAGCCCGTTACTGGACGGGCGGTCTAGCTGCGTCAGAAGGCCTCTGGCCTGGGAAAACGTCCTACGCATAGGACACCGGCTCACCTGCTACAGAGCGTAACACTTTACCCTTGTAAACCTCAGGGCATTGTTTTATGTATCAACTATTTGGGCTCTGACCTGCGGCGGGGGGTCTGACCAGGGCGCGGGCCTCCGCTTGTCAATGATGCTACGGTGCGCTTAAAGTTGTGGCTGCCACCAAGCAAACAAGTCACAGATTGGAATTCGGAGATGGCAGGCGGAGGCGCACGGGCAATTCCTGTGACCAATGAGGAGGTTGCCGCCCTTCTGTCGTCCGGTCACACGGCGGACGAGCTTGCCGAGCGGTGGGGGGTTGGGGGCCAGGGGGTTCGTGCCGCCGCTCGTCGCGCAGGCTGGTCCCCAGGGCACACCACGCAGGCGAAGGTTCCTTGGCTCGGCTTGGGCAGGGCGTCTCACTCTCCGGCGGCTCGCGGGCTGCGGGCGCACGCCCGCGTCAAGGAGGGCAAGAAGCTGACCGTTGCCAACCAGATCACGTACGACAACTGGAAGGCGATGCTGGACGCGAAGGGCCTTGTGGTCATGTTCGACCCGGCGATGGGCCCTAACGACGCTTCCTCGGCGGGTCTCCTGTACTACGCAAAGCGTAGGCCGGATACGCCAGATGACGAGTATTTCCAGTACCCCGTTAAGGGCTCTGAGTAATCAGGCGACTAGCAGCACGAAGTGACCGACCAGTAGCGAACTGGGGCGGGCGTCCACGCAGGTGGGCGCCCTATTTTTTTGCTTCGGACACCGTTGTTTTGTGTCCGACGAGTCCCCTAGTCTGGGGCTCCCGCTTCGCTCTACATCGTTGCAAAGCGTCAGTTGGGGCTAGTAGGGTGTGCTATGGGGTCGAACAGGGGTTCGAAGAACGGAGCCAGAGATTAAGACGATGACGGCGGAGGCTCCGGCCTCCGCAGAAGACGAGGCGGACCAAGAGTGTGGAGTCTGCGGGGAAGGTCCCTACGTCGAATGGGGGGCGTTCGTCGGGGAGTACACGATAGATACGGGCTCTGAGATTCCCGGTTGGATGTGGGTATATGAAGCCGGAAAGATGGTGTTTCTGGCTGACGCGGACGGCGAAGAGAGTACGACTCTCAGTGAGGCCTGTTTCATCCTTGACACGCGCCGCCTAGTGCCCTACTGTGATGCCTGTGCCGATGAACTGAAATCGGACCAAGGGCTACCCCCAAGCGCACGGCTAACCGTGCTTGCAACCTGAAGTCTCAGGGCCTCTTTCGTGAGGCCCTTTCTTCATGCCCTTGCTGTTGCATCCTTGACACGCGGAGGTGGATTCTTGACCAACGACATCCCGAAGCACGGCGCCCGCTACAACTTCGTTTCGGGGCTGTACCACGGTGACACGCTGGCGTTCCAGGCCGTTGACCTCGGCGACACGGTGGGCCTCACGATCGAGGTCACCGAAGACGGCGGCCCGGTCACTTCCTGCGGGGCGACGCTCACCCTCGAACAGCTCGCCGAGTTCTCGAACGCCATGTACGCCGCGCTCGGCCAGGCCTCACAGATCGCAGAGGCTCAGAACACCCGTCGACTGCTCAGCCTCATCCGGTCTGGCATCGCCGAGAACCCGCTCAAGGGCAAGGACGGCGCCTGAGCGCCGGACACCGGTCCGTCTCACAGCTCAGCACATGGGCGCGCTGCGGAGAGTCCTACAGGCTCGAACGGGTCGCCAGAGCGCCACAGACACCCGCCGCATGGACACTCCAGGGCACGGCCGTTCACGCGGCCGTAGAGGCCTTTGAACTGTCCGGCCGCACGCTCACCCTGACGCAGGCCCTAGCGGTCTACTTCAACGCCTGGGACAGCGGCATAGCGGCTCTCACGGCCGCCGAACCCGACAGGTCGAAGTGGCTCACAGGCTCCAAGGCAATCAGCGGCTTTAAAGACGTTGGCCGGCGCCGGGATCGCGGCGCCGATCAGGTCAGGGCCTACCTGGAGTTCTCCGCGTCGAATCCGTTCGACATCTGGCAGTCCCCAGACGGCCCGGCCGTCGAGCTTCAGTTCTCCATCGTCCTGGGGGGCGTCAAGGTCGTCGGCTTCATCGACCAGGTTCTAGAGCTGCCAGACGGTGACCTGTGGGTCAGAGACATCAAGACCGGCTCCAAGCTCCCGGACTCCGCGCTACAGCTCGGCGTCTACGCCGAAGCCGTTGAGCAGACGTACGGGATTCGCCCCCGCTGGGGCGACTACTTCATGTGCAAGAACAACGCACCAACCAAGCCGTTCAACCTGGACGGCTACACGACGGCCCGTCTGGGCCGGTGGTTCGCGCGGCTAGACCGCGCAGTCAACGCAGGCATTTTCATTCCGAACCCGGGTGACGCCTGCCGTACCTGCTCCGTGTCGCAGTACTGCGATGCGGTTGGTTCCGATCGGGAAACCTACGGAGGTTCAGACCTTGACCCTGAAGTACAACACCTCTCTGAAGTACGGGGCGGCGCATGACGCCCCCTGGCTGACTGTCGAGTCCGACAACGAGGAGGAGTTGCACGCGGCGCTTGAGTCGTTGGCTGCCCCTGACTCCGGTTTCTTCGCTGCACTCGGCCGCGCCATCGGCGCGTTCAAGACGGGCTCTCTTCTGGGGGAAGTCCTCGGCGCTCAGCCCGTGCCACCGGCTCAGGCGGCCCCTCCGGCGTGGGCGGCCGGTCCGTCTCAGCCGGCCGCAGGCTTTACAGCACCCCCCGCGGCTGCGCCGGGTGAGGCGAAGTACTGCGAGCACGGCATGCGGGCACTGAAGACCGGCATCGGCAGCAACGGCAAGCCGTACATGCGGTACGACTGCCCGAGCCGGGTGTGCCCGGCCGAGTGGGGAAACAACCGCTAGCCGATGCTCTCCCTCTCGCGCGCACGGTTTACGCGAGGGTCAGCCGGTGAACCACTCCCGCCCGTCTTCCGGGCGCTCTCCTCTCAAGGCGTCCACTTCCGTCAGGGGCAGCTGTGTCTTATCGCGGCTGCCCCCGGCGTAGGCAAGTCCCTGCTTTCTCTCACGCTCGCCATTCGGGCCGGTCTGCCGACGCTGTATTTCAGCGCTGACACGGACCAAGCCACCATGACTATTCGCGCTGCCGCGATGGTCTCGGGATGGACGACGGACGACGTTGAGCGGGCTCTGGACGCGGGGAGAACCGAACACCTTGACGTGCTTCTGCACAAGTGGAGTCACATCCAATTTGACTTCAAGGCGTCGCCCACGGCGACGGATGTTGAGCAGGAACTCAGGGCGTTCCGAATGGTCTACGGCGATTGGCCCTCACTGGTCGTGATGGACAACATCACGAACCTGGACAACGAGTTGAACACGGACGGCTTCCAAAGCCTTGAAGCGACGTGTGACTTCCTGCATGAGCTTTCCCGGGAAACCGGCGCTTGTGTCGTGGGTCTGCATCACGTCACCGGCGACTTTGACGACGGCACCAAGCCCCCGTCCCTGTCTTCCCTACGCGGAAAGGTCTCCAAGGTTCCTGAGCTTGTCTTAGCGCTTCACCGCGTCGGCGGTGACTCGCTGGAAGGCGCACGCACTATCGGCGTGAGCCCGGTCAAGAACCGTACCGGCAAGTCCGATCCTTCGGGCGGCTGGTTCATGAACCTGTCTGTTGACCTCGAACGAATGGCGGTGAACGGATGAGCCTTTCCGGCTATGAGAAGCGGGGCGGTAGCGCCTACAGCGTGCCCTACGCCATCCACCTGACCGACGACCCCGAAAGGACCGAATACGAGGTCGTTCAAAGCTGGGACTACGACGGGAACACGGTTTACCTGGTTCTCGGCGAGTGGGTGAGGTCGTGGGGAGAGGTCGAGGAACGAATCACGAAAGCGAGGTACGGCGAATGACGATCCAGTTCGAGGCTTGGCCTTCCACGCCCCGGCTCTATCGGGGCATGGTCGTCACGGAGAAGCTTGACGGCACGAATGCGGCTGTCGTCATCACCGAAGATGGCGACTTCGCGTGTCAGTCGCGGAAGCGGCTGATAACCCCCGGCGACGACAATCACGGCTTCGCCGCGTGGGCCTACAGCCAACGGGAGGCACTGACCGCGTTCCTAGGGCCCGGTCGGCACTTCGGCGAGTGGTGGGGCAAGGGCATTCAGCGCGGATACGGCATGGACCGCAAGGTCTTCAGCCTCTTCAACTCGCACCGCTGGGGCTCGCGGCATGAGGACTGGAACTCGCGGCCTGACGGGCTGGACGTTGTTCCGACGCTCTACCGAGGTCACTTCGACCTTGACGTAATCGAGGCGGTTAAGGCTGGCCTGGGAATCCACGGCTCCCACGCGGCCCCCGGCTTCATGAACCCCGAGGGCGTCATCGTCTGGCATCCCGCCAGCGGCGCGAAGTTCAAAACCACCTTCGACCAGTTCGACCGCGAGGGCGGCAAGAGCTGGCAGGCGGCATGAAGGACTGGCGGGGAACCCCGCTCAGGGCCGGTCAGCGCCTCGTCGTTTGCCATGACGGGCAAACCCTCGGGCTTGTCACAGAGGTGGATGATGCAACCCACACGCTCACAGTCCGGCGGTTCTGGCCCCCGGCGGAAATGGTCATCACCGAAGACTTCCTGTTGGACGGCTTCCTAGAAGTGGCGGTCCCGGATGGCGGGTAACGGCCGGTCGAGCAAGAGCAAGGGCTACAGGGGTGAGGCGGAGTTCGTTGAGGATGCCCAAGCCCACGGCTACAAGGCGCAGCGAAACGGCAACATCCACGGGCAGGCCGATCAGGGCGATATTGCCGGGGTGCCGGGCTGGGTCGTTCAAGTCAAGAACGTCGCGGTAGCTCAGGTACCGGCGTTCCTCAAGGCTGCCAAGGAACAGGCGGCGAACGCGGGCGTCCGTTTCTACTGCGTCGCTTTAAAGCTGCGCGGCAAGCACATGCGCGACGGCGCCATTCTCATGCCGGTCGCTCAGTGGTGGGACATCGTCAAAGAGATGGAGGAGCTACGTGCCGAAAACCAAGCGCTCACAAGGCTTCTCCGCCCCTCCGCTGGACATGGCCAGGGTACTTGAGCACTACGGGGCTACGAACGTCCCAGAGGGCCGCGAGAGGCCCATGCGATGCCCATTCCATGGAGAGGACCGTTCGCCCTCGGCGACGGTCAACACCGAAACCGGCCTGTTCTTCTGCTTCACGTGCGGCGTGGGCGGGGACGCATGGGCACTGATACAAGGGAGGGAGGGCCTGACTTTTCGTGAGGCTGTCGAGTTCGCGGCTGGCGTTTTTGGAACAAGCAACGCAGACGTACAGCAAGGCGCTACGCGGGTCACCCGCCGACGAGTATTTGACGACAAAACGCGGCCTGAGCGCGGACAGCAAGACATATTTTCGGCTGGGGTTCGTCGCCGACCCTTTGCCGGGTCATGAGAAGTACCGGGGATGCCTGGCCATCCCCTACGTGACCCGTGCCGGGATCGTGG